ATTCCTTCACGATATTGTCTTCCAACATAATGAAGATTAATTCCTATGAAATAATTTTGATTATAATTAACTTCTGTAATATACGCGAGTGGTTGTCTATCAAAAAATGATAATTTGGGAGTATTTGCACCATAAATGAAGAAATACATTCTTCCAACTTCAATTCCCCCAGTATCTTGAAGATTAATATCAAATTGATCAAGTTCTCCTAAGTATTGTCTGAGTTGACCTGAGAACCAATCTCCACTTTTGTTTTTCCTTCCTGCTTGTTTTAGAAGATCATATCCAAAACCTTTACCATCAATATAAGGTTCATCTCTCCAAGTCATATTCCTAAGTCCTCCTCAGTCATGATTCGGAATTCATAATTACGATCTGCACAATATTCTCTTGCTGCTTTCCACTTTGCTTGATTCTTAACCCAAGTTTGTACTTTATATGCCCATGCCTTTGTTCGTCTTTTAGGATTTTGTTCTGGCATCTCTACTTCTTTTTTGGGTTTGATTTCTATAACAACAGTTCGTGTATTTCCGTTCTTATCCTTATACTTCACAAAGAAATCTGGAAAGTATCTATGAACTTTATTGTCTAAAGGATTTTTATAAGGAATCCAGAATTCTTCTGACTGCCACTGGTTTACATTCTCATTCAGATCACAATACCTCATAAATTTTCTCTCCCACAAAGAACGATAAACGATATTTGTGGGATCGCCTCTGTATTTTTTGGGGTTTTCTGGACTGTATTTTCCCTTATAGCTCATATACATACTATAGACCTTAAAAAATATTTATAGATGGCTGAACCATTTAGGCCTGATTATCCTGCAAATCAATATAGAGTAGATCCAATCTATGCAAGGATGACTCTGCCTAGAAATACAAATGATGATCGGTCTGCTCTTCCTAGTGTAAGAGAATTATTTGGTGAGTTATCTGTTACAAGTCAATTTAAAGTTAGTCTATTTCTTGGAGATACTTATCCTGATAAAAATGCCGACTCAGATATAAATGCTTGGTTAATTACTTCAGGAGTTTTGGGAGGACTTTTACCAAATAGTGGATCATATTTGAGTGGACTTCGTTATGAATTCATGTGTAATGAAACCGCTCTTCCAGGAGTGTCTTTATCAATGGCAGAAGAAACTGGAAGTAGACAAGGTATTGTAGAAAGATTTCCTGTCAGAAGAGATTTTCCAGAAATTACTATGACATTTTATGTGGATGCAGAATATGGAATTATTCGTCTATTTGAAGAATGGATGAATTTTATTAATCCTTTATACAATACTAAGGGTAGATTAGGAAGAGCAAATCCTAGAGGTGGTGTTGGCCAATTCGGAGAGGATCAATTTTTTAGATTTAGATATCCAAACACATATAAAAGAGATATAGCGATTACAAAATTTGAAAGAGATGTATTTGTGAATCCAAATACCAGAGATGTAACAAGAACTCCTTCTATGTTGACCTATAAATTTATTAATGCATTTCCCACAAATTTGACTGCATTACCTGTAACTTATGAAGGTAGTACGATTACAAAAACAACCGTAAGTTTTAACTATGATCGATATGTAATATTAAATCATTTTGGCACAGGTTCAAATCAATATATAAATGAACCTGTAAGTGAAGATGGTCAAACAATTTCTCTTGCAACTCCTACCGTTTCTTGGACGGGAAATAATACAAATACTGCTTTTGCAAATCCAACATTTGGAGTTAACTCAGGAATTGATGTTTCTCCCGAATTTAAACCGTTCTAAATAAATTTAACTGATTACATAATTGATATGCCATTACCAAAAATTGCGACTCCAACTTATGAACTTGAGTTACCATCTACAGGAAAAACAATAAAGTACAGACCATTTTTAGTTAAAGAAGAGAAAGTTTTAATTTTAGCTTTAGAAAGTCAAGATGTAAAACAAATCACTCTTGCTATTAAATCTGTTCTAAAAGATTGCATTCTCACAAAAGGAATTAAAGTAGAAGAATTGCCTTCTTTTGATATTGAATATATTTTCCTAAATGTTCGTGGAAAATCAGTAGGTGAAGCTATTGATCTTGTAGTAACTTGTTCCGATGACGGAACTACGGAAGTTCCCGTAAAAGTTTATGTAGATGAAGTTAAGGTACAAAAAGATCCAGATCACACGACAGAAATTAGAGTTGATGATCACATTGTAATTAAAATGAAGTATCCATCTTTGGATCAATTTATCAAGAACAATTTTGATTTTACGACTCAAGAATCTGTATCAACTATTGAAAAGTCATTTGATATTATTTCTTCTTGTATTGAATCAATTTTTACTGAAGAAGAAGCTTGGGCTGCTGCAGATGTAACTAAGAAGGAATTGATTGAGTTTATTGAAAGTATGAATGCTGATCAATTTAAAAAGATTGAAAAATTCTTTGAGACAATGCCCAAACTGTCTCACACTTTTACGGTCGTAAACCCAAATACCAAAGTTGAGAACGAAGTAACTCTGGAGGGTCTTACAAGTTTTTTCGGCTAATTATGGCTCATATTGATCTTGAGTCATATTTCCGTATTAACTTCGCTCTCATGCAGTTCCATAAATACTCTTTGACTGAGATCGAAAACATGATGCCTTGGGAAAGAGACATTTATCTCACCCTGTTGAAGATTCATATAGAAGAAGAAAACCTAAAGGCACAACAGGCAGCAAACCGTGGCAATTAGTTCCCCACTTAATCCATCTACTATTGCAAGAGAAAGATCCACGACGGCTGAAGCTGCACAAAATTTTATAACTGGTGGATCTCCTCTTGGCGAAGGAGTTGTTGCCAGTGCCGCAAATAAAATTGTAGGATTTCAAAGAGGTGCTGCTGGAGTTGCTGCAAGACCACCAGATCTTCAAGGAATTATTCAAACATTATCGACAAGTATTCTAAACAATGTAGAGAATAGAGTACAATCAATAAATCAAAATGTAACTCAGATAGTTAATAAAAGTATAGGTGGATTAGAACAAGACTATAAAGACCGATTGGGTAAGATTGATGCAGCTAAACCAAGTTCAATCTTACAAAATTTCTTAAATTTATACAAAGAAGCTCTTGGTTATATTCAATTCTTAGGAAACAGAAAAAATATAAGAACTCTTGGTGATAACCTAAAATCTTTACAAAATGTATTTACTGAAACTTTCAATATTGCAAAATTAATTCGTCAAACTATTATAAAAATAGTCAAACAACTTTCCAATTTACCTGCAGCAACTGGTGGTGGTGCTGGAATAAATTTAGATCTTGATATTCCTGGCGGAAGTCTCAGAAGAGGCCCTCTGAGTGGAATTGGTAGAATGATAAGACGCAGGCCTGGTATGGTGTTGGGTGGTGCTGCTTTAGCTGGCGGATTAGGTACTCAGGTTGTGAGTGGAATGATGGATATTGGTGGAGATGTGCAAGCCGCTCCAATGTCAGAAGGTACAATACCAACTTCTTTATTGGATAGATTTAATAGTATTTTAGATAGATTTTCTACAGCAATAAATGCATTTAATACTAAAAAACCTAGACCCACAACTGCTTCGGGTGGAGCATCTCCAGCTCCAACGAAAGAAGGTGAAAAAGGAGCTCCAGGAACTCCAGGAGCTCCAGGAGCTCCTGCAGATTTTTCTGGATCTGCAAACGCAGAAAAATCATTTAATTATTTTATAAGTCAAGGATATAGTAAAGAACAGGCTGCAGGAATTGTTGGAAATCTAATGCAAGAAAATCGTGCATTAGATCCAAATGTTGCTAATGCTATTGGTCATAAAGGAATTGCTCAATGGGATCCAAAGATAAGATACCCAGCACTTGTTAAATTCTCCAAAGAAAGAGGATTAGATCCTAATACTTTAGAAGCACAACTTCAATATTTTGAACATGAAATGGTTACAGGAAGTGGAGGTTTGTCCAAAAAAAGATTTTTAGCAGAAGCTAAAACAGTTGAACAATCTGCAGTTTTGATGAGGAAAGGATTCTTCAGACCAGGCGAATCTGAAGCCATGGATGCAAATAGAATTAAATTTGGACAACAAGTTTTGTCAACATATGGAGGAGTTGCAAAACAAGGGAAACCTGGAGTTGAAGGAAAATCAGGAGAAAAAGGAACTCCAGGAAAACCCGGTGTTTCTACAACACAATTAACAACATCCAAAGTTGAACCTGCACCTACTCCAGCTGCAACTCAACAACAAATTGCACAAACAGTGTCACAACCTCCAGTTCAACAGACATCACAAATTACTGTTGCTCCAATGAATATGGCGAGCCCCCAAACACAGTCTACAAAGGTAGGAGACAATGCTATACCACCACCAGCTATGAGTAAAGGTGGTATAAGTGTTCCATTTTTATCTTCATCTAATAATGATAATTTCCTTACATTATATTCAAGAATTGTATATAACATTGTAGACGGATAATATCATGGCTGCACCTAAAAAAGAAACTACTTTAAGTTCTCCCTTGATATCTGCTTTCAATAATATTGTAAGCATTAATAGATCTAAGTCTGCAATGAGATCCACTCAAACTTCATATAATGAATTTTTGAAATTCATGAGTGTGGAAGTTAAAAATTTAGAAACAATAAAACTTCCAGATGAGAAAAAAGTTAAAAAATTATCAAATATTAATGTTGCATCCACATTTGGATCTGCAGGAAGTCTACTTTCTAATTTAGCAAATGGTACTCTTGATGCTGCTGGGTTAGTAGGAAACTTTTTTGGAGGTGGTGGTAGAAAAAATCCAAAAGCCGGAAAAGTAGCCCAGAGGGGAACTAGAATAAAAATTCCAGGAGTTAGAGGACTTCCAATTTTATCTGCGGCTCTTGCTGGACTAGATTTTGCACAAGGAGTTGCTGGTGGAGAATCAGTTGGAAAAGCAGGTGCTGGTGCTGTTGGATCTGCTGCAGGGGCAGCTGCAGGTGCTGCTGGTGGTGCTTTAGCTGGAACTGCTCTCGCTGGAATGATTGGTCAAACTCTTATACCAGTTCCTGGACTAGGTTTTGTTATAGGTGGAGCAATCGGATCATTTGCTGGAGGTTATTTAGCTGATAGAGCATATGAAGCGGCAACTGGAGAAGGTAAAGTAAAGGAAAAAACAAAAGCACGACTTAAGGAACAAGAACAAAAACAAAAAATTGCTGCTGCATCACTTACTGAAGTAACTTTTCCACAAGTATTGGATAAATTTGAAAGTGTCGTTATAAAGTTTGAAAGATCAGTTTTACTTGGAACTTTTGGTTCAACTGACTCATCTAATGATACACAATCAAAAGAAATGGGTGGTGAAGTTTTAGAAAATGATGATTATGGTGATAGGGATACAAGTGGAAGTACTCTTCAAGGAACTATGCAAGACCTTGAAGCTTCTGGGGGATCTTTACCCAGTTCTAAGTTGGGATCTAAGTATGGAATGAGATTTCATCCTATCTTGCGTCGTAATAAAATGCACATGGGAAATGATTATCCCATGCCGACTGGAACTCCAGTCAGTGTAATTCAACCTGGCACGGTTGCAAATGCAGGGTTCGTTAACAATGGATATGGGAATCAAGTAAAAGTTGATCATCCTGGTGGTGTAAGCAGCTTTTATGCTCACTTAGACTCGGTAAATGTTCAAGCTGGGCAACAAATAAGTCCAGGCACTGTGATTGGCAAAGTTGGCAGTACTGGACAATCAACAGGTCCACATTTGCATTTTGAAGTAGATGTGAATGGAAAAACAACTGATCCAAATCCTCATCAAGATAAAATTTTTAGATTTGGTGGAAATGTTAAGGTTAAATCATCCGTCAAACAACAACAAAACTTAGCTGGACAGGATGTACAGACTCAACAACAAAACAAATCTCAGATAAGTCAACAAGAATTATCCAAAATGCCAACAAATCAGTTAAAGGGAATGTTTGATTCTACAGTAACTGGCCTTACAACTCCTGCAGTGGTTAAAGCTACAGAACAAGCAAGAACCAAAGGAAAAGAATCTGGGTTATCTGGAGAAACTCTAGATAGAGAAGTTATGATAGCAGGTATCAGGGCTAAAAATGCAGAATCTCAAGTTATGGGAATGTCACAACAACTAGTAGTACCTCAACAATTAGAACAATATCCAGACTATAATACACCACAGAATAGTGTCACAATTATTCCAATGATGATGGGTGGTGGTGGAGGATCCCAACAAAGACCAATGGTAATTTCTTCTGGAGGAGGTGGAGGAACGACTATTATGCCTCCAGTTCCACAAGGACAAGTGTTAAATAGTTTGTTTAACACTATGTTATTGACTAACTTATCGGGAACATAATATGTCAAATGCAGTAACACTTTTAAAATTTAATTCCGTTGAGATTCAATCTTTAGAGAATAATAATAAAATTGACTTAACTAATTCTATTGTTTTTTGTGATTATTTTGAAGATATTTTATCTCCATGCGTGATGATGACCATTCAAGTTGCTGCAACATATTCAATCTATAATGGTTTGCCAATTCGTGGCGGTGAAAAAGTAGAATTAGATATTGAAACTTACAGTGGAAACTTCAAGTTGATTGGTGATTATGCAATGTATGTTTATAAGGTAAGTTCAATCGTTGCAGACGGAACAAAAGAATATTTTACATTACATTTATGTTCTAGAGAAGGTCTTACCAATGAAACTGCAAGAGTGCAGAAAAAATATGAGAAAAAACCAATTAATGAACATGTGGAGGCCATACTTAAAGATGTTTTAAAAACTAAGAAGTATAAGTCCAAAAATATAGAAAAGACTTCAAATTCTTATAGTTTTATTGGTACACTTAAGAAACCATTTCATATTCTAACTTGGTTAGGGCCTAAAGGTGTTCCATCAACATCATCCTCAGGAAATAGTGGCAAAACTGCGAAGGGAGTTGCAGGTTTTGTTTTTTATGAAACTAAAGATGGATTCAATTTTAGAAGTATTGATAGTCTAGTTTCTTCAATAGAATCTCAAAATGCAAGTACATCAAAAGAAGCTATTCCACAATACAAATATGATCCAGGAATTACACAATCTAACGATGTTGCTAATAATTTTAATATAATTAATTACAACTTTGAAAAAAATACTGATTTAATGAAATCTTTGAGAGTTGGTATGTATGCAAATATTACTTATTTTTATGATCTTTATAAAAATAAGATTGATGGAATCACTTACAGTATAAACTCTGAAATTAAATCAAAACTTGGAGGTTCTAAAATTCCATATCCAAAAGACTTTGGTAACAGACCATCTAGAATTCTTTTCAGATCTTCAGATGTAGGAATGTTAGATGCAGAAGGGACAACAGAAGATTCTGGTAGAGATAATACAGACATGGCCAAATCATTCTCTCGTTATAATTTGTTGTTCACACAAGCACTAAATATGATAGTACCGATGAATATTAATTTAAAAGCGGGAACTATAATTTATGCACAATTTGCAAAAGTTGATGCATCCCAATCTGGTGAGGTTGACTCGGAACAAAGTGGTAATTATTTAATTAAAGAAGTAAGACATCACTTTGAAGGTGGTCAAATGATTTCATCATTAAAACTCATTAGAGACTCCTACGGCTTATATGGAGCAAAACAATGAACAACATAGACGAACACATTGCAAAAGATAAGGAAATTCTTGACAATCCTGTGACTTCTCCACAGGCAAGAAGACATACTCAAGAAGAACTTGAGGCTTTGGAAGCTTATAAAGTAAATCATCCAGACGATGATCATGACCCAACACCATTAGAACTCTACTGTGACACACATCCTGGTGCAGCAGAGTGTAAAATTTACGAAGACTGATGATTGATGAAGCTCTTTTAAAATCTAACTTTTTAGGCAGAGACGGCTTTATTTGGTGGGTCGGTCAAGTTGCCGACCCCAAACATTGGCGTAATGATAAAACACGCATTGATAATGGTGAGGAAGCGTGGGGATATAGATGTAAAGTAAGAATTATTGGTTATCATAGTTTCGATAGAAATGAATTAAAAGATGAAGATTTGCCCTGGGCTCATGTCTTAACTAGTGCTTCAGATGGAGCTCCAGCGCAAGGAG